GCTCAAAACTGCTCGGACACAGGATGATAGGTTATGTCGAAAACAACGAGTATTGCCAGAAAATCATTGCCCAGAGAATCAAAGACGGAATCCTCGATGAAGCCCCAATCTTCGGTGATATCCGAGCATTCAACGGTGAGGGGTACGCCGCAAGCTATACGGGCTTGGTTGATGTCATCAGCGGCGGGTTCCCTTGCCAAGATATCAGTTGCGCCGGGAAAGGCGCAGGGATCACCGGAGAACGCTCGGGGATGTGGTTTGAAATGGAATCAGCCATTCGCACTGTTCGACCCCTCTACGTCTTCATTGAAAACAGCCCAATGCTCCTTGTTCGAGGATTCGAGCGCGTCATCTGTGGACTTTCCGAAATGGGGTTTGATGCGGCGTGGGGCATTGTATCAGCTGCCGATGTCGGAGCGCCCCATCTTCGGGAAAGGGTCTGGATATTGGCCCACAATCCGCTCAACGGACGGCGAGAGGGGCGGAAGGGGCGACTTGATCCAAGCAATCAGAGGGAACCAAAACAGCCATTTCAAGACCTGGCCGACACCTCACGGATTCAGCCCGGACGGCCGCAGCAACGGTCCGAGCGGAAACGAATTGGGCTGGGCCGTGAATCGATCAATGTTCCCGACGCCACGAACACCGAGCAAGTCGGGTGGCGGCACAGGGCTGGATGGTGGTGCAGGAGCGCGGTCGATGATGGACGAAAAAACGCGCAAGGAGCTTACTGGTGGCAGTCTGAACCCGCCGTGGGTCGAGTGGCTCATGGGGTGGCCCATCGAGTGGACCGACTTAGAGCCATTGGGAATGGACAAGTTCCAATCGTGGCTGCAACAGCATTCAGGATTTTAAGCGGGATTTTAGGCCCGTAACGACCCCGCGAAAGGATCTCGCCTATGGAACAAGATAAAATAGAAAGATATCTCGAAATAATCAAAGACCAAACCATTGAGGGACTACAAAAAATAATGCCGGAAAGACAAGCGATAGCAGTTTACTACCGTGCGCATGGAATGAAATTTAAAGAGATAGGAAAAAATCTTGGCGTTACGGTTAATCGCGCAAGATTTTTATTTGAACATGGAATGGCGAAGTATATTGATCGCAACGAAAACCCGATGTCTGTTTTTTCAACAAGGACCAGGAACTGCCTTATCTCCGCTGGATATACGTCGCCAGATGAAGTTGAGTCTGCGTTAAAACATGGAGACCGTAGAACTTTTTTACGCATAAAGCATTTAGGGCTAAAAAGTTTTAAAGAGATATGCGAAAGGTTTGGTGTGAATCCAAGCCCAAAACCAAAACATCCGACCTTGAGCATAGCCGAAGCAATAGATTTTTTGAAAGCAAATGGGTACGACGTGCGGAAAAAGCAGTCTTCTAAAAAATAAAGGATCACACTTGATCGCCTGGACCGAACCCGAGATAGCCGCCTGGACCCCTAAAGAGCGCCTGACTGTTTCCGCCTGGGCCGAAAAGTACCGCGAGTTGAAAGCCCAGGCCGAAGAGAAAGGCCCGCTCTCGATGGCCAGGACGCCCTATCTCGGGCCGATCCTGAACCTTGGCAATCGTATCGACCCTAACCCGCGCTGCAACCAGCACGGCGTTTCGTTTCAGTATGTGGACGAGGTTGTATTCTGCAAGCCGGCGCAGATCGCCGGGACCGAAGGCGTCATATCGCTGGTCGGCTACTTCACACACCAAGAGCCTTGCACGGTCATTTGCTGCCTTGCCGATGAAGACACAAGTTCCTATGTCATGAATAACCGCATGGCGCCCATGTACCGCGACAGCGAGACGCTTTCCAAACTGATCGTCCAGGGCCACTTCAACGCAAACGAGATGGCCTTTCACAATGGCGCCTACATCCTGTCCGGTTGGGCCTCTTCAGTTTCCAAGATCGCAAGCCGACCGGCAAAGATCATTGTCGCGGACGAGATCGACAAGCCCGGCTATTATACCAAAAGCAAAGAGGCTTCGGCGTTGTCCCTGCTGCGCGAACGCAAGGAAGCCTTTTACTCCGGCCAATTCTGGATGCTCTCGACGCCGACCGTCGAGGGCGGCAACATGCACGTCGAGCTTGCCGGGTGCGATGCCATCTATGATTGGCATGTGCCGTGCCCGCATTGCGGCCAGTATCAACCGCTCCGCTGGTCGATGAAGTACGCCCCCGAATTTCCCAACGGCATCTATCGGGACCGCGACGGCAAGCCGCAGCAGATCGGCGGCGTCTCCTGGGAAGGTGGCCGAGCTGCAAGCCGTGAGCAGATCATGCTCGCCCGGTATCAGTGCGGCTCTTGCGGCGAGAAGTGGACGGCACCCGAAAAGGACGCGGCGGTATCGGCCGGCGAGATGGTCCCGCGAACCGAGATCAAATACGCTCCGCGCAGGGTGGGGTTCCATATCAACCGGCTTTATTCCCTCCTGGGTAAGTCCGGCGATGTCTCCAAACTCGTAGGCGATTGGTGCCAGATCCACCGGACCCGCGACAGCTTCCAACTCAAAAAGAAAAAGCAGGGCTTTATCAACTCCACCTTGGCGGGCTTCTGGAAGGAAGTCATCGTGCGCCCCGAGGTGGATGACATCCTGAAAGCTAAATGCCTGCTCAAAGTCGGCACGGTCCCGGCCGAGGCGGTGGCCCTGACCGCTGGCGTCGACATGCAGAAGCACGGCTTTTTCTATGTCGTGCGCGCCTGGGCTCGGAACTATACGAGCTGGCTGGCCCAGTACGGCTACCTCGAAACATGGGCCGACCTTGAGGCGCTACTCTTTGAAACGACCTGGCCGGGAGATGCCGGCGAGCAGCACCGGATATGGCGCGCATGCCTGGACACCGGCGGCGGCAAGTCCGGCTATGAGGACTTCACCTTGACCGAGCAAGCTTACTTCTGGCTGCGCAAAAACGCCATCGGGCGAGGTGGGCGTGTGTGGGGAACCAAGGGATCGGCAAGGCCCCTGGCCGGCAAGCTCCACATCGGCAAAGCGTTCGACAAGACCCCATCGGGAAAGCCGTTGCCGGGCGGCCTGCAAGTGATCCAGCTTAATGCCGGCGCACTCAAGGATATGTACCACTACCGGCTGGCCCAGGCCCGTGAAGGCGGCGAGCAAGCCGCATACCTGCACGCCGACACCGGCCAGGACTACGCCCGCCACATCCTGGCCGAAGAAAAACAAGTGGACAAGGACGGCGAAGCGAAGTGGATACAAGTCGGACGCGACAACCACTGGCTTGACTGCGAGGCCCTGGCCATGGTTTGCGCCGAGCCGGAATGGCCGGGTGGCGGCGTTCATCTCATACGACCACGGCAGGCCCAGGAAAAAACTGGACGACGGATTTTGAGCAGGGGGATTGAGTAAATGGGAAACGACACCATCCGCAGTGCGAAGATCTTGAAGGGCATCGACGCCATCCGGCATTACATCGACCCGAGGAACCCCATCAGTCGCGACCGCTTCAAAGAGTTCCTCCGTTTGGGGATGCCGGCCAATCTTATCGGTTCGGTATGGTATGCCCACGGCGACAACATAGATGCCTGGTTTATGCAGCTCACGCGCAAGGATTGCAGTAAGACCCCCGAAGGAGTGATCGATAACGCCGAGTAAGTGCCACCCCCCGTCAAGACCTTATCCCGCCTTTTTAGCGAGTGATCCCGCCTTAATATCGTCAAATCAGCGTTACCCCAAAAAACCGGGTTTATAACCAAAGCATCTACGATGCAGAGGTATATATGCCCGGTACTACCTTAGCGCAAGCCGAAGCGATGCTAACCGAAGTAAGGGCCGCAATCTCAGCGGCCTTGACCGGCCAGGAGTACCGCATCGGCAACCGATGGCTTACCCGCGCCAATCTCAAAGAGTTGATGGACATGGAGACGCACTACGAAGCCAAAGTGGCGCGCCTCTCCCGTGGTGGCCCCAGGATCAGGGGGGCCACACCATGCTGAAGGAAGTCACGCGCGCACGGCGCCGGGTTAAGCAAAACTTCATCGACAAGGCCCTTGCCTACATCGCGCCGACCCGCGCCGCAAAACGCCTGCGCGCCCGCCTGGCCATTGAGCTTTTCGGAAGCTACGACGGCGCCAGCAAGTCCCGCCGATCCCTCAAAGAGTGGAACCCGCTCGGGTACGATGCGGACAGCGACATACTGCCGGATCTTGACACCCTGCGCGAGCGGTCCCGCGACCTTGTGCGCAACAACCCGATAGCCGCGGGAGCCATCAAGACCAAGGTCACCAATGTCATCGGCACCGGTTTTGTCTTCAAGTCCATACTGGACCGCGAAGCGCTCAACCTGACCGACGAGCAAGCCGAAGCGCTGGAATCGCAGATAGAACGCGAATGGCGCCTCTTTTGGGGTTCCAAAGACCTCGACGTGTCGCGCACCTGCAACGGTCCCGACATCGCCCGTATGGTCTACCAGCAGAGCAAGGAGAACGGTGAAGCCTTCGTTCTGCTTCCGCGCGTCGAACGCAAGCCCGGGCCTTACAGCCTGCGCCTTCAAGTGGTCGAGGCCGACCGGATCAGCAACCCCGGCTTTATGTCTGACTCTGAAGCGCTGGCCGGCGGCATCGAGCGTGACGCCATAACCGGCGAGCCCAAGGCCTATCACATCGCCAAGCAGCACCCGGGCCGCAGGTTCGCCACGGTCACCGATTGGGAGCGGCGCCCGGCGTTCGGAGAAAATACCGGCCTTCGCAATGTGATCCACCTTTACAACCCCACGCGCCCAGGGCAATCGCGCGGCGTGCCGGACTTGGCGCCAGTGATTGAAACCCTGAAACAGCTCGGCCGCTACACCGAAGCCGAGATCATGGCCGCCGTCATCTCTGGCATGTTCACAGTCTTTATCGAGAGCGAAAGCGGCGAATCGACAACCGGCTTTGACTACTCCAACCTGGGCGACGAAACCGGGCAGCAGTCTTCCTATAAAGACTTTAAGCTCGGAAATGGGCTTGTCGTTGTGCTTGCCAAAGGCGAGAAGGTACACGACAGCAACCCCGGCCGGCCCAATACCGCCTTTGATCCGTTCATGCTCTCGATCTTCCGGCAGATCGGCGCGGCCATAGAGATCCCCGTTGAAATCCTGGTTAAGCACTTTACGGCATCGTACTCTGCCGCTCGGGCGTCCCTCCTCGCCCTGTGGCAGTACGTTCAAGCCGAGCGGCGATGGTTTACGGACAACTTCCTCCTGATAGTTTTCGAAGCCTGGATGTGGGAAGCCGTCGCCCTCGGTCGAGTCGCGGCGCCTGGGTTT